ATTTATTGTAACCGTGTCCGTTGTGGCTCCACCTGCGCTCGTTAGCACACAGATAACCGAGTCAATGGTTGTGGCAAAAGGAAACCGGATCGCCCCAAGAGTTGAATCGTTTGCAACCGGATCCTCAACGGCCCACGTTTTCGTTATAACAGGGGTAAGGCTTTCCTCCGCCGCATCAAAATAGTTGATACTCCCATGGAAGGGAGTCGTGTCAAGGGTGATTTCTCCTGCTGCGTCTACGGTTGTTCCGCCTGCGCCATTTGGAACTTCAAGAGAAGTCGCCCCACCAAAATCCCAAGCTCCGGTAACTGCTTCGGCTGCTGCTTTATCAACAAGATTAGCTTCAATGATTCCTCCAATTTGGGTGGCAGATAAATTCCCGGTATTCGGAGTATAGGTTAAATCTCCATCAGATTCAAGAGCTAAATCCCCTCCGTCTAAATCTCCCCCAGGTGTGAAAATAATAGCATTGGTTTCGACAGTTGCTTCATTGTCAGCAATCGTAACGGTTGATGCAAGAGTTGCGAGGTCAATCGTAATATTATCCGGAACCTGGCCGTCAGTAACCGCTCCTTGCATTTGAGACAAGACCATAACTGCTTCCATCGTATCTCGAAGTGTTGCAGTCACAAGCTCAATCGTTGCATCGCCAGCGATAATCGTATTGGCTCCGTTTGAGATAGAGACCAGAACCTTTGCTCCGGCAACAATATCATCTAAATTTGTATCGCCTGTGCCGCCGTTCGCCTCTGGTAAGGTTCCTGTAACTGCATCCGCATCCGCGAGATCCAACGCACCCCATGCATAAGTCGAAGCACCTGTTACTCTTAAAATTTGACCGACTGTCGATGAATTAGCAATGAAAGTAAACGCAGAAGTGCCGTTGCCTTGAATCAATCCAGTCCCAGTTGTAACTCCGGTTCCACCGTTCGGAACATCAAGAGTACCGGCAAGATTTTCGAGATTATCTACCACATGATCAATATCGTTTGTTACGTCCTGGTATGTTACGGTGATACCAGTCTCTGTACCGCTAAATGTGTTCGTGAACGCGGCGTCTTGAATTTCCTCGTCGGTTTGATCTGCTGTCGCTCCTGATTCGATTCCATCCAACTTTGTCCCATCGACCGACACATCTCTGCTGTCAACATTTCCAGAAACTATAACGTTTCCAGTAACATCGATCCCGGCACCCTCTATTTCAAAAACTTTTGTCAACGTATTATTAACCATCACCGAAAAGAAAATATCGGCATCTTTGGTCGAATTTGTTACGTCAAGCGCCCTGAATGTAAGACGCGAAAATTCCTGAAGCCCAGGGAGATCGGTGTCCGCAAAAAACGAAAAATAAGTCGAATCATTATCAACTGGCGTAGCCCGATTCCCTCCTCTGAAAATTCCAAGCTGGTTTGTTGTACCATCTGTCGTGTTCTGAAAATCAAATCCTACACCAGCCCGCGCCCAAGTATGCGCCCCAGTCCAATTAAAGGCCGTTGTTCGGTCTATGGTTAAAGCCGTGCCTCCGGTAACTTCGCTAGTATGATCTAAAATATCCGCATCCGCCAAAACTGAGACTGTAAATGCAGCCCCAGATGATGACTGTCTTACAAACTGATTGGCTCCTCCTGTAGCCGATAGATTCGCCCCAGATCCACCGTACTGGACTCCGATAAGCGTCCCCTGCCAGACTCCAGAGGCTATCGTCCCCAATCTAGTAATATTGTCCTGGGTTGCGTTCGGAATCGTCGAACTGATGCTTGGAACCCCGCCGGCGCTAGTGATCAGGACGCCATTGTTCGCCGTTGCAAGCCCGGCGACGGTGTTGGCCGCGCTACTGTGTAGAATTTGATTGATCGTCGTGGTCGTTGGCCAAGTGGCTGTAGTATAAGAAAGGTCTGTTCCATCTGATCTCAATATCGTTCCAGACGCACCAATGGAAAGCCTGTCCCATGCTGGCGTAGCCGTTTGACCTGTGATAATATCGCCCCTAAGAACAGTCGAAGTCGATGCATCACTATGAGTTGCGCTAAGTATATCGTGAGGAGCCACCGAACTCGCTACAAACTCAAGTGCAGTTGCTCCAACGTTTACCTTGACAAAGTTCCCTCCTTGACCAACATAATTTGCTGGAGTATCGGTCAATCCGGTGAATGTTGTCGCTCCGCCACCGCCACCAGGAGCAGCACCGGGCTTAAAGGCATTGTACTGTTGACCAGCAACCCAAACTCTGAGAGTATCAACGATTACAGTAAACGAATCTAAGACTGTCGTACTACGAGCCGTTAGGCCAGCGTTTACAAAATCCCAGTCTGCGCCGGTCACATCGACCTTAACCGTGTCACCCGTAGCCGAATCAATAAACCAAATCACTCCGCCAGAACTTCTAATTACCCGTTGAGAAAATGCAACAGAGCAATATAATAGCAAAAATAAAATGCTGAGGCATCTCATGAATTTCATGTCAAAACCTCCTTTAAAAGTAGGGGTATATCATAAACATTTGAACCAAGCCAACGCGGGTTCCAAACCTGATCATTCAATTGTACTGTCCATCTGTTTCTTGGAACTCCAAGACCGATACCGAGACTTGAAAGTCCTGCAATTTCGGAAGCAGTTAATGCAACTCCATTCAAAATTAAAACTTCATCAAAAGCGCAAAAGGCTGGGGCTCCACCAACTAGATCGGAACCTATGGAAAAATTTGTCTGTACTTCATTTATATTAAAGGCTGTATTCGAAGATGTATCTTTCAAAACCCCGTCAACATATTGTAAAAATCCATTTGCAATAGTAGAATCGTAGGTCAACGCATAATCAGAAAAACTGTCTTGTACTAAAAGTGAAGTCGCATCAAAACTTGATGAGAAATGCTGTGTACTACTATTGTTTTTATTTACAATGATTTGAATGAAACCCGTAGCTAAAACTCGAATTAAAATATGTCTAACTGAGTCACTTGCCCCACTATTAAATAAAACAGCGGCATCGTGATCTGCTGCCGCCCATCTCGGTTTGAACCGAATAAATATTGTACCTTTTTCTCTATCCAGGACATTAGCTGATGGAAAAAGAAGTTTTTCTGTCGCCCTTGTAATTGCTGACGTAGATAAAGCTCCGACCGTACCTAAATCAAATTCGGCACTATCGAATCCAGAAGCACCCCAGGCATAAAGATCGTTTGCGCTATCAATCTGTAAATCAAATTGAATGTTTGTAGTAAACCCAGATGTGTCTGTAGCAAATGGAAATCTTTGCCATTCAGGAGTAATGGTAATTGCAACATTGGCCGTTCCGCCTCCTGTCCCCTCTATCAACAACTTAGCCCCAATATTACCAATCGATGATTTAAGCCAAATGCCCCACGCTGCCTCATTTCCAACTGCGGTTGAAGTATCAAAAGAGACTCCGGCACTTGCTAGGGTAGTTGTGATTTTATCAGCGGTATTCCCGCCATTAGGATCAAGCGTTTCCGCCGTATTCGCAGCAACAGAAGCTCCAGCCGATTTAGCCCAAGCAGCATTATCAAAAGCGCTTGGATGAGTAATTAAATTGGCGGCCGCACCATCCATCTGAATCCCAGCACCAAATTTACCAGCAGGGAATCTCGGTACATCTGTTCCATCCCGCAGCGTAACCAATCCCGTCCCTTCGTCTAAATACCAAGCAGAATCAGCCACATTGGTTCTGGTAAACGTGCCATCAACATCATCATTCGTTTTTAGCCCTCTTGGAGCAGCCGTTGGATTTATGCCGCCCTCAAAGGGAATATACGTGCCTAAGCTTCTATCACGGATCAACGTAAAGGAACTGCCGTCCTCCGCATATTCAAACAGCCGTTGAAGTTGTGCCTTTTCTTGTGGATCTAGTAAGTTGAGCCTTGCATTAATAAACCATTTTGAGTAAAATTTAAGCGTTTCGATTAGACCAGAATCCATGTCAATTTCACTTTTTTTTGTAAACCTTTGAGGTTGGAAATCACTCCACGGCCTATCAAGGTCTATAAAATTTCCATCAAATTCTATTCTACCAAATCCAAAAGCCATTTATTCTACCTTAAAAGTTCTCTGACAAAATCATAGAAAATATTTGGAATATAGGAGGATCAAATATTTTCAATGGTTCATACATAAAGTTAAATTCATTATGCGTATTTCTTGCATCGTTCGTAATTGACATACGCAAACTTCCCTTAATCTCTGTTTTTATGACTAATCTCAATCTATAAGAAATGCTTTCAACGAATGGGACTTCTATGGAAAAAGCGCCGATAAGACCTGGGCTTGGAGTTAATATTTTAGTAAAATTTTCTTTTCCTTCAGAGTCTATATAAAAAATTCCCGTACCATCGATTGCTTTAACTACATATAAAATATTACCATTCGTATCATCTTTTTTTTTACGCCCTACAATCTCATCAAAATTGCAAGAATTAAAAATCAAGCTTATGAATATAAATATGATTACTTCTTTAAATTTCAATCTAAAAATCATAACCTTTCCTTTTTATGGTATGCTTAAAGTATTGTCAAATGTCCCATGTTGAAAAGTAGTAAAAGTAATCGTCGGCTGTTTAGCAGCCGTTGCCGTGCTTCTTTCATACCAATCCACTTTGACCCTGTCAATTCCGGACACACCCAAATTGCCACCTGTAAACGGAATGAGAATAAATTTGTAAGTAATCGTATCTGAATCTTCAGTGAAATATTGAATATACCTCCTAGTTTCTGTATGGATATCAGTGCCAGTTGGATTCTGAATGTGAAAAGCCAGGCTGATAGTTTCATTTGATCCGGGCGCACCTTCATTCGGTTTTGCAATCGTGACAGTAAAAATGCACCAATCAAAAGCAATATTTGTAAAGTCATGGAATCCATCTGCGGCTTCTAATGTCGCGTCATTGGTGGCAGAAAAAGCAACATCTGTATCGTCTGTAACTGTTGTTGAGTTTATGGTAAATCCGTTCGTGACCCTGGTATATAAATCCCATACAAAAACATCATATTGAATCGCGCTTTTCAAACTAAATCTTTGACCAGTGATCAATCCCTTAACATCTGTCCAGCCTTTAGTGCCGGCAGTTAAATCCGGCAACGAGGGTCTTGTTATTTGAATGAAATCTCCAGGCTCAAGCTTTATGTGTTTCTGCTTAACTTCTATTTTAAGCGTGGCAGGAATATTACTTAAAAGATAGAACCATTGCCATAAATGAGCTTTCCCCTGGCTGTCGTTCAAGCCACTAAAAAAAGGGTAGTTTCTAACTCAAGTGGTTTTTGAGTGGCGCCATAAGCTGTCACGCTTTCATCTAACTGATAAGTTTCTGCTTCCTGGGTTATGACCGGAACCCTTCTGCCACCAGCACCATCCAACGGATCGAGGGTTTTAATAGTATTGATCATCAAATCCTCGCGCGTTTCCATACTCACTGATTTAAAATCAGCATTTGTAAGCGTTACTGCTGAGGAAAATACGTCATCTATATGCAATCTACTGAGAGAATTTATTTTTAATTTTCCATTTGAACCGAGGTACATATACCAACCCATCGGTTTAAGAATCATGTCCTCGATAAATGTTATAACGTTTGTTTTTTTGGTAATGAATAAATTGATAATTCCATTGTTTCCCCAGTGATTTGTTTTATGGCCGATTTGCTGTATCTGCTCAATGTCAACTTCCGTTGAGGTCAGAGCGATATTCCCAAGTTGTCCATATCCAGCATCAAAATTCGCAAGATCATAATAAGCGTGACCACTTGCATCACGGGTAGTCATTAAGATATGCAGAAGTACGTCATGTGGCCTGGAATCTGGAAATCCTATGACATGCATTATGGATTCATTATCCTGGTGTGTGGTTGCACTTGTTCTTTTTTGCCCCCTTGCACAGCCAGTAAAATCTGTTGCTGTTGCGATCCCTGTATATGAAATCAATTCTGAACCAATAAGAATCCAACCTCTCGGGCCAGCAACATCGAGATTTGCCGGTACATTGGCAGGCGTAATAAATCCGGTAGTACTGTCGGAAACTATTGTTGTATCGGTTTCCGAAATATGTGTTCCATCATTAATTAGTGTTGTCTTCGGTTCAATATAAATACTTTGTTGTAAAAGTTTCCTCGCATCTTCTGAAATAAAATTATATGATATATTTTTTTCGTCGTACTTAATTTTTTTAATCGTCGTTACCGGCAACGAAAGAAAATCAGCTGATCCGATATCCTGGAAACCAAGAGCTGTCGTTATGTCAACTCCATGTAAATTGTCGCCATTTAATACGCTAGTTACATCATCGCCTTTATCGGCGATCTCAAAATCTGTCTGTCCAATTCGTGCGAACGGAGCAGTTAGAAAGTCGAACTTCTGCAAATTGAAATTTGCACCTCTTAGAAATTTTCTGTCATTTGCACTTATACTTGAATATGTACCACTCACATATCCGCGTGTAATGCCCGCAAAGGTAACTCTGGCAATCGGTTGTTTAGATGTCTTGTCAGACTCGATTAAAAAATTTGCTGGGAGTGTTCTGCTCATGCTGCCAAATCAGTCGCCGACAAGCGGCTGTCTCCATTCTGCACCAAAGCATTGATTTTTGGAATTATATTTGTCTGAAGTTCAAAATCATCTATCTCCCTTACATTAGGGAAAACAATGGTGAATGAATTATTAAAACGGTTATTCGTAGTCAACGGGGTTACTTTTATAGGGCTGGCTGATTGAACTATTTCTGGGGCGCCTCCTCCTTCACCAACGATTGACGGAACAAAGCCACCTGGCGCATTACCACCATGTGCAAAAAATCCACCGAATAAACTACCTCCTGGAATAAATGACAATCCCAATTTTATAGCTGCCCCGAGTAAAGCTTCATTTAAACCCTTACCTGAAATAAGGGCACGGGCAAGGCTCTGGCTAAAGTTCTCTGCAGCCGCTGCAGCAAGTTCCATTGATTCATCTACAATTTTAATGTTTTTTGGTAGTTCTGGAATATCTTTGGCAAGCGCGGCCTGATTATCAGCCCATTTTTCAGAGGCCGATGCAATATTGTCAATCGCAGAAACCGTTTCTTCCATTGGTGGTAAAATATCTTCTTCGAATGAACGGCCGATACCATCAATAAAGGTTGTAATTTCATTTGCACCTGTAAGTTCTTTGAGCTTTTCAATTTCCTCATTTAATGCAGCGGTACGCAATCCTGCCTCTGTCAAAGAATGCGCCTGTGCCTCATCCACCTCTGCTATTAATCCAAGAAATTCTTGAGTAGCTTGACTTACTCCCTTAAATCCTTCCTGCGCTAACTTAAATCTTTCAATAGCCTCACTCGATAAAGGGCCACCGGCGAACTTATCAAGTTTTTCTTGTAATTTTAAATAATTTTCAGTAACAGTAACAAGCTTCCCGAAAACAATAACAGCATTAGAGGCCGCAGGAACAAATCCGTCACCAATCTCAGCAGCCAAATTAAACATCCGTGCTATAAGTATTCGAGTTGCATTTGCTAAAGAATCTTGAGTATTTAAAAAATCGCCTGATGTGACATCGGTTTGTTTTAAAAGTAAGTCAACTCGGAGCAGTCGTTTTTCTTCTTGGGATAGAGAAGAAACAAGCGTATCAAGTCCTTTTGCAAATAAAAATGTTTGCAGTGATGCATCCGTAACATCTCCAGAAAATTTTCTAATCGCTTCGGTTTCGCCACGTATAGCTTGATTGATAGCTGAAAAGGCAAGTTTAACATCTGTATTGAAAACAGATGCCAAATCCGCGGCTCTTTTTGTTAATTTTATAGTAAGATCGGAAACTTCAGAAATAGGTATTCCAGTGTTGACAAGGAGTGCTCCCGTTTCTGTGGCAAGTTGATTGAATTCTGCATTTGCAAGACCAACAGATTCAGCAGCCAGCTTCCCGAAATCTAAAATTGCACCTGCGCCATTTTTAAATACAACATTTACAGCATTTACAGATTCTTCTAAATCTGAACTCGCCTCAATGAGAGTTTTGAATAATTTTATTGTTCCTGCCGTTGCAAATCCGAAGACAAGCAATTTATTCCTAAGCGCTCCAATTGATCCGGTTAATCCACCAAAAGATTGTCTCATTCTATTGGCTGACTTAACAGAATCTTTTTCAAGTGTTTTTATGCTTTTGCCTGCAGCCCTTGAAGCACCCTTGATTTGAGATGTGGCTTTTTTTGTATCGGCCTCAAGGAATAAAATAAGGGACATTTAAAACTCCTCATCTGGTTCAGGATTATTATCAAACCGCAACGTCCCGCTTTTCGCATCCGCTTGCGTTTGCCGGTTTTCGTTTGATATTTTGTCTTTATGAACGAGCACAACAATCAACAGCCTTGCCTCAGCCTGGGTAAATGAAGCCGAAAATGCACCAAGAGCAAGGTTTTGCAATCCTCTGCTAACGACTGAATGGCAATCGACAACATAAACCAAGTCATAAACTTTTTGCTCTGTTTCAGTTACAAACTCATTCCGAAATTGTGGCCATCGAACCAGGTCAGGCATTGAGCAAATGTCGTGGTCAACATTCTCCGCTTCAATGCCTCTCCTTTTGTTTATTTTGAGACATTCTCCGCAGTCTGCGAATTGCTTTTTTTCACGTCTGCTCCGTTCTCGGAATTCGATGGCCTCGCGGATTTTCCCGCCGCTTGCTCCATATCTGGAAAGAAATTAGCAATCTTTTGCCCCTGCATCAGAATCCATTGAACCCGGGCAGGGGAATCAATCACGAGCTGTTCTTTTTCCTTTTGCCCACATCCAGCCGGCTTGCCTTCTTTGTCCAGAATTACACCAGGCTTCCAATCCAGTAGCACTATACAAATGGCTTCTTGACGGAGGGCTAAGGCTTCCACATCTGTCAAGTCGTATTCGTTTTTTACATATTGTTTTTCGAGTCTCTTGAAGTCGCCTGGATTACTTTTAGGCTCAACGAAAACCTTTGCATCCGTTTTCCTGTGCTGCCAAATATCGGCATATTTATCGCGATGGCCGTGTTTCTTCATTAACTCGAGTACAATAGGAAGATCATAGTGTGTTATTTTGTACTCCTCTAGGCCGGTTCCAAAATCGCCAGTAACCCATGTGTGATCCACATCTTTTTCTAACTGAAATGACATAAAGCGTTTCCTCTCATAATTGTTTCTAAAATATGCCTAAGTACCAATCTCGTAATTGGTGGCGCTGAGATTTGACAATGAGACATGAAACGGATTTGCAGTTGCAAGCCCAGTTGGAGTTGATTGCGCCAAGAGACAGCGAAATTCACGTTGCAAGGGAATCCGCTGTTGACGGTCGAGACCAGCGTCCGGGGGCAAAGTCTCCATCAATGCGAACTCTGCCAGGAATATATGTGCATCACTGCCAATCGTCTGAGTCATTTTAACATCGCCCTTAAACTCGACATCGTCCTTGAAATCGTCCACTAAACTCGCGTGCGCTATAAAGTCCGGCTCATTCCATCCAACGGTTATAACAGTTGGGCCATCCTGCACAGGTTCAGGAATTTGCGTGTGTTTACCGCCTGCAACAATGTCGACGCCAGCGGTTGTCGTATCAGCTACTAGGGGTCGATCAAGAGTAATAGTCAAATCCTGAACTTGTAGGTCGTCAGTGGGCGAAGCCAGGGCGCCACCGGCCTGTGCGTTAATTCTAAACAGGTTTGCTCTGAAACACATCTCTTGCGCTCTCGTGGCATAAGTTATAAGGCCGAATTCAGTCGAGCCGTTCGTGGCGTCAGCGTTAGCCTCTATTGTATCACCCATGGTAACGACTGTCATTTCCCAAAATCCGTCGCCGTTTGGAGCCATTACGATTTGTTGAGGTTTGAGCGATGGCCATTCGACAATTTTACTATTATTATTATCGATCCTGATCGCCATCGTTAAGGCATTCAAGGTACTCCGCCTTTGATAATTCAAAGCGTGTACGAAAATCGGCCCTGCACCGCTGTCGGTATCATCCCCCATCCAGTGCGCAAGGAATCCCCAGTGCTGGCCATTCCAGCGCATAATTAAGGTAATCGTCGGGTTCGCTTCAAGAGCGATTAGTTTCATAAATTCGACATCAGAAAACCCAATGGACTCAAGGGGCACCTTGTTTCCTTGCAGGGAAATCGGTGAAATCGTTTCTGGAAGAATGCCGTCCAAAGCGCCCCCGGCAACGCCAGTCAGCCAGGTGCCAGCACCGTTCGGTTGAAGTAAAACGTCGTGACTCATTTTAAACCTCCATAATTTTAATATCTAAAATCGTCGGGATGAATAAGTTGCCCTTTTCTAAACTTTTCCTGGTTTGTGATGCAGCCAGCATGATTCCACATTTCGGCCTCGACTGTCGGAAGTGGAATCGTATCATATTCCAATTTACCCGTACTTTTATTTATCCGTGGTGGCCAGTATTTTTTACCGTTTCGAAGCATTTTCTTCAAAACGACATATTTTTCTAATATTGCCGCCAATTAATTCTCTGTAACTGGGCTTGGTATCGATGCTTTCTTCTTTGGAACCGGGTGAAACAATTCTCCATAGTTGCCTTCAATCCGGATCTCGTAAAGTTCGCCCTCAATGATTCTGAATCCCCGCTCCCATGGTGGATATACCATTTTAGATGAAAACTTCGCAAGTGGATCTTTATCGCCAGCAGCCGACAACACTTTATATTCCGCAAACTCGTCGGCCTGGTCTTTAAGCGGTTTGAATTTTCTACCAAATGAGAAACCGAAATCACCACGTGCCCGTACTTGCTGTCCAACTTTAAAAACTGTCATTTTGTCGATTTTGTCACTCATCGGTTCTCTCCTTATTCAATCGTTTATTTAAAGCTGCTAAGGCCTGTCGCTTGGCATCTATGAAAGCATTAATAACTTCATCTGTAAGTTCAGGCTGTTCTGTTTTTTTGTCGGTTTTATTCTTCATACTCCACTCAAAGGATCAACCTTTTTTCTAACTTCCCACATAATTAACACCGCAAATAAAATATTCCCAGATATGCCACCCCCTATAAAATCGACTCCAATGGGGCCTGCAAAGTCTGCGACTCCATTAAGCTTAAACGTATTAGCCCCCGTCCCTTTCTCGATGCTCTTAATCATGGCCGTCATATATTTTCGTGCATTTAATTCCCCAGTCGGTTCGTCTTTAGCTCCAAGGCTTATTATGGTTGCAATCCTCCAATCAAAGTCAATTGTCGCGTTAGTGTAATTCGGATCGACAACACTTTGACCTGTCGGGAATATTTCTATCATTGGAAACTGCGGCCTCGCCATCTTCATCGCCTTAAACATAAAGTTAGCCGGCACATCCGCAAGACTTGTATCTAAGTCGTCGATTTCACCAGGGAGATTGGCAACCAATATAGTTTTAAATTCATTTATAATCGGTGTTAGAAAATCATCAGCCATTATCTTGATTCCCCTACTGTTCCGGGAAGTGCTCCGGTAATTCTGAACCCAGCCCCCCTGAGACTATCAAAGAACGGTGTACGTGCAAGATGCTTCACAGTGATGTCGCCAATATCTTTCTGGACTGCAATATCTCTGGCATCGTTCATGGTTATAAATTCTCTTTTTGGCAAGCTACCAGCGCCTTCTTGATGGAATTCTCCATAAGGAACACGGGTGCCAAACCTATAAGTATAGCCTGCAATCGTCCGCCTCATGTTTGCAATGCTATCGCCTCCCCGCTCGGTTACTGATTTAAAAAGCCGATCGGTTAATCTTAAAATCCCTGCGCCGGTCGCGCCCTTTCGCTTTGCATATTCCGGGCTAAGTGGCGGCCAGCCGCCGACGTTACCAAGTATGAAGTTTTGTTTTGTCCAATCGCGCATACGCTTAGAAATCTGAATTGAAAGTCTTCTGGTGAGCGGCCCACTGTTAATTTGATTGGCTGCTTTCTCTGCTTGCTTTTGCCATTGCTTGACATTGGATTTTATTATAATTCCGCCTGGCATTTATCTAAGATTTTACCTAATTTATTAGACGTTTGCCTATTTTTCCTGAGAACATCTCTTAAATGTTTATCGTAAAACAAAGGGCACCAACCGCACCAATCAAGAATTTTCCTTTTGTAATACCATAACCACATTCTTCTTTTTCTTACCATTAAGCATCCATGTCAAGTGAGAACACAGGCGCATTCACTACATCATCCGCATTCGGATTTTCCGTTTGATACGTTTTGATTGCACCAGTTTTTTTGGTAAGTCCGGAAATAGCCATCGTTCCTTCTCTGAGTCCTTTAAGACACTGAGCAAGGAATCCTACAAACTCAGCGACCTTTTCGTTTCTTCCTATTGATTGTCCAACGGTTGTCGAGTTCAGCGCTGCCATAGCCGCAGCTATTGCATGACATTCCCTGAACACTTTGAACGCCTCGGTGCATTTCTCAATCGTAATGCCAGAATCGTAAGCATTGCGCAGCCTCAAAACAACAGCCGTTTTCGCAGATGTATCAATATTGACAATGCCTTGATATTCAGCCAAATATGCGGAGCCACTTGCCCCATGAATAAATGCCAGATCACCAACTGCCAGTTTTGTAATGTCAGCAATTCCAAGCGCAACCGGAACGGCACTTGCCGAAGGGCCGGCGCTTAAAGTCGTAACGTCTCCATTGACAAGCGGAATATCGTAGCCACCAATGGCAGCAGCAGCATGTATGTCTGCATAAGCTAAAGATATCTGATTAAGGAGGACTGTATCTGTGAGCTTGCCATCGGTAGCGAATAGTGTATCAATAGAAACCAGCTTGTCTTTGACATCATCCAGAGTTGCGTAATATGGCCAGACTACAGCCGTACCGGGCGCACCAGCAGCCGGAGCAGTTGTTTCCCTAGAAACTACCTTGAGATCAATTTTGATTGGCAGAGGATCGTTAAAACCTGAGCTGGTAATCGTAACCTGGGTTGTGGTTACGTCACCATCGACGACAAAAAATTTGCCATCTTTATATACACGGGTAATTTCAACGGCAGGAATGTTGGTAAATGTGGTTGGAATCGTACCGCCTTCATCTGGCCCCGGTGTGGTTTGGAGGGAAGCCCACGTAAAAACCTGAGTAGGTTCAGTGGTTATTGATACACCGATGAAAGTCCATTCTTGTCTCGTTCCCATAGAAAATGCTCCCGTTAGAAGCTAATTAGAGGCCAATTAGCTCTAATTAGCACTTTCAGTTCCTCAGCGTACTTCGATTACAGCAAGATCGATTGATAATAAATCTGATTCAACTCCGACTTGCTGTTCAAATCTCTTACCAGCAACGACGGTGAAAGTTAAAACGTGATCTATACCGGTATTTTCATCGGTAACGAGCATTTCAACATCAGCGTCTAAGCAATCACATTCCAAGATACCGGAAACAATCGTGCGGTCTTCATTCACAGACCAATCTAGATTGTATTCTTCCCGGCATCCAACCAATGCAATTAAAAAAATCAAAATGCATAATAAAATTGTTTTTTTGAACATGATAGTCTTTTTATTTTTAATTAACGCTTCTTGAAAGCTCAAACCAATCCGCGCCAATAGCGACAAGCACAAGAATATCATCAGCCGTCGCCACTAGATTTCCAGCCATTTTCAAATTTCCACCGTCTGTAACGGTTGGAGTAGTATCAAATTGTAAAATGACGATCCTGCCTGTAGTAGAAGCTGCGATGCTATCAATTCCAGTGGTTCCGGTTATGTCAAAAAGAGTCCCGTCTGTACCAAGGGTGAAGTTTGAAGCAGCACTTGCAACGTCAGCGCCTTTTTGGAAAATAGCTTGATCTGCATAAATAGCTGACCAAAAAACAGAAGTAGTTCCAAGATCCGTCCGTACCATCGGTATCTGAAATAACATTTCCGCCATGAGTAGTAAGGCCGGTTAACGTTTGTGCGCCAGTTAAAGTTGAAACTCCGTCAGCAGTAAATGCTCCCTGCACAATATAATTGCCACCTGCGCGACCGACTTCAAACCAATCTACACCATCACTTTGAAGCATAAGTAAAGCGCCGGCAGCAGTGATAAAATCGCCATGCAGTTTTAGATTCCCGCCATCTGTAAGTGTAAGAATGGCGTCAAATTGTAAAACAACCACCTTGCCAACTGTCTGGGCTGCAATAGAATCTATGCCAGTTGTTCCGGTTATATCGTAGTAATTTCCATCAGCTCCAAGCGTGAAACTTGTCGCTATACTGGCAACATCTGCGCCTTTATTGGCGAACAATTCATCGGCATAGACCTGATCCCATCGAACAGAAGTTGTACCAAGATCATCGGTTCCATCGGTATCTGATACGACAGCATCACCGTGTGTTGTAATGCCTGTGAATGTCTGTGCCCCGGTGAATGTTGAAATTCCAGTAACCTGTAGAAATCCTACTGTCAGCTTCGCCATATTCGCGTGAGCGAAAAGCAGGGCAACGGTAGAAATGCACAGGATTACAAAAGTATTAAATAAATGCTTTTTCATAGTATCCTCGCTTATTTTTCGAAGTAAAGAAGTCGTTCCTAGTGATGTTTTTTATTTGCCACTTTTAGATTTTGATTTTGGTTTAGATTTTGGCTTTGATTCTTGTTTTTGTTTTGATTCCTGTTTTCTCGGATCAGGCAATGAGTCAATCCAAATGGCATTAACCGTAACTGCGTCTTGCATCGCAGTTCTTTTTGAAAAACACCTCACAAGTTCACGGCGGGTCACATAGTTTTTGGCAAAGATAGCTCTGCACCAAACGAACTTCCCGCTCGTAATCCATCCGAAATGTTTCAACTTTAAATTCCTGACCACCTTATAGATGGCCAGGATTTCACCGCCTTGTTTAGTCGGCTTCATTTTATGTAGCTGTTGGATTCGTGATTAGATAACCAACGGATGCTGCAACCAGTTTGGTTTGCACGTCATGATCATTATCGACAAACGTTTTCTTACTCGGTTCATCAAAGTAAGTACGCATGACAAAGTTTTGAAGCGCAAAGGTATATGCCAGACTGATGATTTCTTTTGCTGGGGTTGGTGTTTTATGAAAGATCAAAGCAAAGTTACCCCAAATACTTCCTTTGGTCACAGTTGATTGACCAGGGTTCGAACTAATGAATCTTGCTTTTGCTACCCGCAAATCAAGATCAAATAACGAGCCTACCAGTGCAGGCGTAATCCCGCTTGAGCTAAAGCCGGAATCCTTGAGCTGCGCCTGAACCCTTGAAAGGATATCTGGATGCTTTGCCAGGCCAGTCCAGAAATTACTATATGAAACGACCATAGAATTTGGTTCCTGGCCTGAATCGTTTTGAACGGCAATTTTAGCACTAACGACTTCCCCAAAAGGATCACTCGATATATCATTCCATTGATTCGCTCCAGTAAGGGTTTCCTTATTCGCCGTCGCATAACTTCCGGCAGTCGTTACAAGATCACCAACTCGTTTTTCATGGGCGTTCATATCGGCATCGCTAACGATATTCATTTTAACTCGTTGCAATCCTAATTCCGGCCCGCCAAAATCATTTAGTTCCTTCTGAGTATATCCCATTCTGGAACCATACCCAACCGTTTTAAAGGTCAGGAGAGCAGCGTCCATTGTCAATTCTCTGGAAACGCCACTTGCTGATTTTTGGTTTTCTGGTAATTGGAAAAAGTTTTTCTCATTAAACTCGTAATATTCGCCATGGCTCACCGGCCCGATCTTAATAGACGGTGCAACAAATTCAGCCACATAACCATCACGAGCATTCCGCCTTGCCAAAGACAGTCTTGTCAAAAGCGGATTCGCACGACCAAATTTTGAACTCATAATCTTACTCCTTAGTTTTTGTGCTTTAGGTTAATAAAATCCGCTTAATTAAAATATGCCTTCAGATTCAATTTTGATACGAATTAAGTCTCCATCAACGCCACCCTCAAGCGCACGTCCAAAAACGTGATCTGCGGTCGTGGCAATGATAGCCATTCCGTCAGTATCTGCTTGAAGTGGATCGTCAGTAGAGATATTACCGCCAATCTTACACAAACTTTCACCTCCAATACGAACATCGCCATGCTCTACATCACTTGAACCGTCGAGGCCAGTATCTTGCAAAATACCCAAGACAACTTCACCTGCTGAAGATGCAAGTAAGGCAGACTTTAAAGTCAGGCCCTGTACCATGAGAAAATACTGACTGGAAGATAGGTTTTCACTAATCTCGTAAGATTGATCTTGTCCTTGTCCCGCTTGTCCCGCTGCAAAAGCCATAATTTACTCCTTAATTTTTAAATTTTCCGTCCTACTCATTGGTTAAATGAATGAATAAATTTAGTTAATTATGCAAAGGAGCGGATTCCTCCGCGTATGCCTCTGCAAGTTTCGGCTGCTTTTCGGTGACGATATCAACGGCCTTATTCAGATCGTCCGCACTGTCGGGATTCCAACTGTTTTCCTTGATGACCTTATCAACTTCTGCGTTGAACTTATCGGTAGCAGATTCAACTAGGACAGGACTTCCGTCTGGATTTAACCCGAGAGTGGTTTCCATTCCATCAATCACTTCATTGGTTTCGTAGACCTGCAGAGAAAGTTGATACAAAGCCTCGGTTGTAGGAACGTCGGCCGGCTTAATATCGACGAAGTCTTTAATGGCCTTTGCCAATTGCACCGGATTGATTTTATGTTTCTCATGAAACATATCGTTCAACGTTTTTCTCCTGCGTCTCAGGATTTCCTCGTTTTTGAATTGAACGACTTCCTCTACCTTGGAAATCGCAACGTCCTTTATGGCATTCAGGCGTTGGTTCTCAGTCATCAGTAACGAATTCTGATTGACAATTTGGGCTAACTGAGCCTGGATCGCTGCCAATGCACCTGTATCGCCTTCTTGCGCTGGAAGCGGTAAGGTTTGCTCAAGGGCAGCAACACCAGTCGCCACGTTTGCCACATTTGCAGCCAAGCCAGATGCTCTTAGTTTAGCAATTGCTTCCAAAACCTCGGACTCCTGTGTAACGCCAAGCACGTTCATTATTAGAGTATTCATTTGAATCTCCTTCATTGTTTGAATAAATGTTTGCAGTTTTCCAGCAACGACGACACTCAATAAAACGCTGGATGGAATTTTATCGTCTTGATATTTGCCTGCCATTTTCTCAATTGCAAAATCTTTCTCTGCATTGCAGATAACGTCTGTCAAAGCATCACGCTTATTTATAACTTCTTCAGGAGTGAAATGAATTTTTGTTGACTGCAACTGCATCAAAGGAAGTCTCGCCTTGAAATATCGTAGACCATTTATATTTACTACCCCGTTGTCGTCAATAAAGGGCAGATCAAAAAGAGATGGATTGTTAAAATCGCCAGCCGGCGCGTATGGGAGGGTCGAAAATTTATCTGGCTGTATTTCATTTTCGACGAGATCAGTGAGGGTTTGCAAACCCTTTTCATCATCAGCGTAAACTTTAGAGTGTTTTATATATATTTCTTCAATAGTATTAAAAATGTTATCATCTGGCTTAACATGAGGCTCTTCGTCGCTGTCATCTGTAATTTTATCAATAAATCCCTTTTCCAATGCTTCGTCTGCGGTGAGGAAAGTTTCGGCGACCATCAATTGTCTGAGTTCCATTAGGTTCTGATTGCTCGTCCGCTTGAATGTCATTTCCAAAATCTTGTCAATTTTTGCCAGGAGCAATCTCATTTTTTCCATCATCCCCTTTTTGCCAGATGCAAATCCGCTGGACTCATGGATCATGAATAAAGCATTGCCAGACATTTCCCTTTCATCGCCAGCTTGATGAATAAATGCCGCTGCACTTGCTGCGAGCCCTTCAACCTGGGTAACTATATTTGCGTTAAATTTTCTCAATTGAGTAAAAATACTGAACGCATCAAACACACTACCGCCGCCTGAATTGATTAGAACTTCCAGTGTATCGACAGTCCCGATCTCTTTTAATGCATTAGCCACACTCTTATCTGTAACCCCCGCACCGAAAAATGAATCGCCAATGAAACCACGTATGAAAATCTGGCCAATTTTATGTTTTGCGTTTTCGATTACATTGAAGTCAATCGTACCGATTTGTTTTTTCTGTTTCATTTTATTCAGCCAATTCATTTTTGACTCCTTGAAAATTTCTAATTCAGTTTTTAATGCAGCGATTAGTGGGGCTCGCACTTTCTCTATTGTTGCCGAATCAAGAATATTGCGGTTTTGCGGTTCAATATATTCCATCCCAAGTTCTTCGAAAATCTCCTGCTCAGATTCAAAATCTCTACCAATGTCATCGTCAATTTCCTCGTCTGCAAATATATAGAATGAAGTCGGGCCGGTATGTTTGAGTAAAATCCAGCCCCAATTAGATTCGGTACACATTCGGATATCAAGGCAAACTCCATTCTCAAGTTTTCTGCGACACGATTTGCCATTGGGATCGCCGCTGATACGTTCAAGTGATTCAATGATTTCAGCAAATTCATCATACTTGCTTTCGTCCCGAATTAAAACTATGTCAATATCAGAAGTTAGATCTTTGTCTTCACGACGAACCGTTCCAGCGTTACTGATTTCAAGGCAAAATGGAGATAGCTTATTTATCCATTCTTCCGAGATTTCTTTGGCTCGCTCAAGATCGATTTTAATACCTTTTGACATTCCTTTTTATCGCCTTCATTTATTGGTTCTATCCAGATTGAACGTGAAATAAAACCGCCATACTCGACTGAATAATAGCTGTCTCTAATCCAGGCCATTATCTTACAACTTTATGGTGAACAGTGAAATGCCCGACAATGTCAGAGTTCTCAGTATCAGTCGTAACAGCTAATCTTATAACAGCTTTGCCTGAAATTTTAATTGGAAACATTGAAAGACCCCTATGAGCTGCCGATGTACCTGTGACTCTGGAATGCAAAATATCTATTGCATTCCAAACATTCCCATCGACATTGAGCACATAAAGAATGCCGTTAATATCAGCTGATGCGGTTAGATTACTGAATCCCCAACAATAAATAAAAGCGTCTTCATTCGCCGCTATCGGATAAATGCCTATTGAACTCTGAGCGTGATCTACGGGTATTGTCATCACAGTTATAGATGCAGGACTATCGAAGGTCAATATTCCAGCGTTCGTTCTTCCACTTCCGGCCGTTTG